GGCCGGGGATTGTCCTCTGTGTTGTAGGCATAACCCCGCTCTGTGTTTCCTTCTTTGAGAGGAAGTAGTGTAACTTTTGTTTGATAAGGGAGGCCCTCCGAAACGTCGGGGGGTCTTTTTTTATGCAAGAAAGTTTTGGTTGAATAGAAAGTTCTTTGTACCTTGCCCCCAAGTTCAAACAAACACACACTATGAAATTTATTACGACAGACAAGCACGCCCACAATTACGAAAACTTCAAAGCAACCGCAGACGGTCATACCATTGTCGCTAGCGTAGCAAAGGAAGGCGCGGGCTGGGGGTGGTTCGTTCGAGTGTCCTACCTGCACACAGACGGTATGTCTTACATTGACGAAGCCCAGGGCAGAGAATGGAGCAAGCCCGAGGCACGCGCTACGTTGGAGGCACGGGCATACGAACTGCTCAGTAACTTGGAACAGAAGGCACACTGACGAGACCTGAATGGTCGAAACGCCGCGAGGCGTCTGTGTCAAAACAAACAAAAACACACCATGCAAAACACACACAGCACCAAGGGACGCGACCTGGCTTGGGACATCTTTGTCGGCCTTCGCTCCAACCAGTTCAAGGACATGACGCTCGAAGAGATTGACGACTTCCGCACCGTCGCCGCCTCGTTCCTCAACCTTAAAAAAGAAGACTGATGCTCAAGCCAAACGGAATCTCGCACACGGTCTACCCCGACCATCCCGCCGAGTCGTTCAACGACTGGACCGCCAACTTTACACGCCAAGAAGTAGCCCGCGACGCGGACGACTTCAAGCGCAAGTTCGACGCCCTTTGGGACGCATTCAAAAAAGACATCCAAAGGAACGCATGATAGACAACGGATACCTAGGCAGGAGCTCGCAGGAGCCTACCTACCAAACGACCTTCGACGTGCCGACCTTGTGTATGCCGGACAACGGCCACCAAATGGACCCCGAACATATGAAGAGCATCGGGTACCGCTGGACCATCGACAGCCAGCACCCCGAGCGCGACAGCCCTACCCGCTGGTTTTGGGGTTCGCCCCGCGTGTGGGAGGTGTGCCGTCCGAAGATTGAGGCCAAGGGCTTCGTCTTCACAACCCAAGTAGAAACTCTTTAATCCTTATATAATGGAACAAACCAAAATTCAAAACCTGACGCCACAGGGCTCCTTCGAGAGCAATGGCAAAACGTTCTACAAGTTCGACTGCATCCTCGAGAACGGACTCGTGGGAGAGGTGAACGCCCTCACGCAGGACAAGTGGAAGCCCGGCGACGAGGTCGTCGTCAAGGAACACAACCAAACGAAGTGGGGGCCACGCCTCAAGCTCGACCGCCCCGGCTTCTCAGCGGGTGGAGGCTTCAAGCCAAAGGCCAACGACGACGAAACCACCAAGGGCATAATCGCTTCGTGGGCTGTGGGTTGTGCTATGGCTTCGGCTGGGTCGATGGACGACGACTACGACCAGCGCGTCCTGCACCTGGCACGCATCGCGCTACAAGCCCGCGACATTATCAAGAAGGAGGTGCAGCCATGAACCCCTTCTACTGGCACGAGGGTATCCCCGAGAAGACCGGGTGGTATCTCTGCGCATGGACCATGGGGGACGGCGCTATCTACGACGTCGGCAAGTGGGACGGCTCCGAGTGGCTGACGTTTGCCAAGGGCGAGCCCAACCTCTTCCACAAAATCACAACGCCGAATGAGTTTTTTGAAGAACTGGAAAGAGAAGCTACCGACCGACAGCGTGCTCACGCTGAAGGTGAGGCTAGGCAAGAACAAGAAACACACGACCCTCTCTCTGTTTTGGGGGCTAATTAAAATTAAGAGATGAACAGACACAAGAGGGCATGGAATGCCAAAGAGCTTATTCTCATGAAAAATATGTTTGACGATGGCTCAAGCGACGACGAGATTGGTCACATTATTGGCAGAACCGCTTATGCAATACGAAAAAAGAGGTTGCTCATGGGAATGGGTAGGAATGATAAACCCGGAAGACCTCGTGGAAGCAAGAACGTAAAAATCAAAAAACCACTGCAAACGCAAATGCAATTCAAGGAGCCAACCAAAGGCGCGAAGTACACGAGGTACATGAAGCCTTCCACCGAGGTCTCTATCCTTTGGGGACTCATCAAATACACGAAAGGATGAAAGCGTATCTCAAGACCCTGTACGGCTCACAGAAAGCGTGCGCCGAAGAGCTTGGCGTGACTACGGCCACCGTCCAAAACTGGATAAAGAAGAACCCGCGAGGCATCCTACGCCACGCGCCCGAGATTATTAAGTACAAGGACACCACCTTCACCCAGCTCATGGGGGAGGTGTTGTTCCGGGAGTATGAGTTGACGGAGTTGGAACCAATTAGAGAGGGGGAGGTTTGACGCCTCCCCTATCTTCCCACCATGCAAAGAGAATTCAAAGGCGTATGGATCCCTGCCAAGGTATGGCTGGACCGAGACCTGACACTCGTGGAGAAAGCCTTGCTCGCAGAGATAGACAGCTTCACAGGCAACGGGCGGAGCTTCATGAAGTCCAACGAGACCATACAGGCGGAGTACGGCATCTCACGCAACACCATCGGTAGAAGCCTGCGCAAGCTCGCAGAGCGTGGGTTTGTGGATGTAACGTTCAATGGCAGAGTGCGTTGCGTTACTACTCGTGCAGGCTGCATCCCCAAAATGGGGAGGCAGACTACCCAAAATGGGGAGGCAGCATCCCCAAATGATACCTCTACTAATACAAGAGAAAGAACAAAAGAAAACACAGTAAAGAAGAAGGGGGTGGTGTTGCCGTTCGACTCCAAGGAGTTCTCGGTAGCCTGGCAAAGCTGGAAGGACTACAAGCGCGACGAGCACGGCTTCAGGTTCAAGAGCTCAGCCAGCGAGCAGGCAAGCCTCCACCAACTACAAAACCTCTCAGGCGGAGACGAACCAACCGCCGTTCGTATAATCGGGCAGAGCCTCGCCAACGGGTGGCGCGGTTTCTTCCCACTCAAAAACCAACACAATGAAAGCAGAGCAAACCGTGGCCCTTCAGATGGCTCACTCCTTACAGCGCATCTCCGAAAGCTCGCCGATGACTCCGGCGAAAGCCTGGGCTGAAGGCACCAACGTCCTCGCGTCCTACCGCGTCAACCCCGCCCGCACCGAGGCCACCCTCTTGATCCTGCTAAAGGACACCCTCAACTACCTCGAGTGCTCAAAGACCATAACGGCAGACCGCGACCTCCTCGACGCCGTCCACCATTTGCGCGACGCCTTCCCAGCCATGAAGCTCGAGGAGTGGCACATCATCTGCCACCGACTTAAGACAGGCGAGTACCCCGTCCGCTTTGAGCGTTTGAAACTTCCCGAGCTGGTCGATATCTTTAAGCAGTACGAAGGGGAGCGTGCCGAGGTACGCGAGGCCAACTGGAGCGAGCTCAAGAAGGCCACGCCCGACAAGCTCTCTGACGACCAAATCCAAGCACTCTACGACAATTATGCCAAACAGCGACAAGCCAAAGCAGAGGAACTCAAGAAAGCCCAAGCCATTAAGAGCGTCCCGACCGACTCGCGCGGGCGCTGGAAAGCCATCCCGTACACCCAAGAGGGGGGCAATGGTCAAGAAACTGGACGCGATATTTTCCCAATACGTGAGGCTCCGAGCGACGGACCACAGGGGGATGGGTGAATGCTACACGTGCGGAGCTGTCCGCCACTGGACCGAGGTAGACGCCGGGCACTTCATGAGCCGGGCCTGCATGAGTACCCGGTGGGACGAGACCAACGTGCAGTTCCAATGCAAGCGGTGCAACGGCTTCCGGTCTGGAGAGCAGTACCTGTTCTCCTTACACCTCGATCAAGACCACGGAGAAGGCACGGCGGAGCGTCTCATGATTGAATCCAAGAAGACGCGCAAGTTCACCCACGCCGAACTCGAGCAGATGTTCCACCACTACAAGCGCCTCGTCGATGAGCTTCGCAGCACGAAGGGACTTTGACGCGTGGTTCTCTGAGAACTACGACGACCTAGTCCAAACAGCCTTCGCCCTGCACTCCGACGCCTACGACCTCGTCCACCACACATACCTCAGCGTCTGCCAGGCCCTCGACGCGAACCCTAAAATCGCCGACAACTTCGGAGGATATGTCCACACCGCCTTGTGGAAATTTGCCCAGCGCGACTTCCGGAAACTTTACTACATCAGCGACGCACCACAAAAAGAGTTGGTGTCCGACTACGACCTACGCGACGCCATACGCAAAGAAGAGGCGCTCCTCATGGCGAACCACCTGAAATGGTTTGACCGCAAGGTCCTAGAGTTGTACCTTGAGGGCTGGAGCATGGCCGAGGTATCCCAAGAATCCGGCGTCTCCGTCGACGTGTTCTACAAGTCCATCCAAAAAAGCAAAGAGAAACTCCGCCATGTTATTCGTCAGCGCACAAAAGAAGGCAGATAGACTCGCCATTTGCCACGCCTGCGAGCACTACGTGGTGAGCACCAAGTCGTGCGGGCCTCTCGTGACCGAGGCATTCACCGACTCGAAGCTGTGTGGGTGCTATATGCCCGCCAAGGCTAAGCTGAAGACCTCGTCCTGCCCCCTCGGAAAGTGGGACGCCTACATCAAGCCCGAGGACGTCGACAGGATCCGCGAGTTCCTGAACCGCGACAACGCCGAAAGGACGCAGAAAGAACTGACAGACCTCGTGGCAAAGTTCATCCACCCCAACAAGAGGGCGAGCAGTTGCCCACCGTGCAACCGCCAGCTCCTCAGAGACCTCAAAAAAATAGTAGACAGTGCCGATTCCTAAACCCGAACCACAAGAGAACATGGCAGGCTTCCTGTCGCGCTGCATGGCCGACGAGACCATGAACGCCGAGTACCCCAACGAACGTCAACGAATCGCAGTATGCGCCAGGCAATGGAAGGAGCAGGAATAACGGGAAGCCTTTGGCTCAACGTCGGAGCCCGAGTAGACAAGGACTACGACAAAGAGGTCGCCATGCGCAGAGCCAAGCGTGGCGTCCGGGCGCTCGGTCTGGAGTGGGTCGACCTTCTCAAGAGGGACAGGCGCGGACACGTGGCCGACACACGCCACATGGTGAGCAAGTACCTACGCGACCACGGCTACGCCTTCCGCGAGATAAGCGAAAGCCTTGGACGCACGAACCACACGACCAGCGTTCACTCGGTCAAGCAGGCCAACAACCTCCTGAGCATCGACAGGAGCTACCGTCAGAAGTACGAAATTTTTATGAAAGCATGACCCTACGCAAAGTCAAAAGGATGCTCAACGAGTCGGACGACTTCCTCGTCTTCACCATGAAGCAACACGGGGAGACCGCCGACTTCGGAGCGTTCTACCAAAAGCTCGAGAGCTGGGAGATACTCCTGAACCTTGCCATCTCAGACTACCATATCCGCGAAACCCTACGCAATGTACTTACCGCCGCCGACGCTTATCGAGACGCGCAAGCTGAAGACTCACCCGAATAACCCTCGGTACATCCGCAAGCAGAAGATGGAGGAGTTGAAGCGTTCCATCTCCGAGGACCCGAAGCTCATGACGGTGCGACCTCTCCTGGTCAACCCTGACATGGTGGTCTTCGCAGGCAACCAACGCCTACGCGCCTGCATCGCCTTGGGATGGGAGGCCATCCCTTGTAGCGTATGCGACTGGACGCAGGAGGAGCAGGACCGGGCCATGATAAAAGACAACGGCCACCACGGAGAGTTCGATATGGACATTCTAGCAAACGGCCCCCACGAGCCCGCGCAGTTGCAAGAGTGGGGTGTACCCATCGACTGGGACAAACCCGAACCCGAAGACGAACCCAAAGAACCAAAGCAATGCAAGCACTGCGAGAAGATGATCCCGTGACAGGACGTGACAAGCTAGAACCAAAAAAGGCGAACATGGTCGAGGCCCTCACCAAGGCGCTAGGCATCGTGAAGCTCGCCTGTGAGTCGTGTGGCATCTCTAGGCAGACCCACTACAGGTGGCTCAAGGAGGACCCGGCCTACAAGGAGGCGTGCGACAACCTGCCCGAGGTCGTCCTCGACTTCGCCGAACACCACCTGCACAAGCTCATCTCGCAGGGCAACCCCGCTGCCACCATCTTCTACATGAAGACCAAAGGCAAGGGACGCGGATACGTGGAGCGCCAGGAGATAGAGGTGGCCGAGAAGAAGCCCCTCTCGTGGTTCGTGTCTGACGACTCAACCGTGAGTTGAGACAGCCCGCCACATACTACCACGTCAAGAACAGCACGGCCAAGGTGCAAGTCCACCAAGGCGGGACGCGCTCGGGCAAGACCTACTCCATCCTCACCGCCCTCATCGAGCTGTGTCACCGCAACGAGAACAGCGGGGCTGTCATCACCATCGCCCGCAAGACATTCCCCGCGATCCGTGCGTCGTGCATGAGGGACTTCTTCGAGATACTCGAACGCGAGGACATCTACAACCCCGACCTTCACAACAAGTCTCAAGCCACCTACCTCCTCTTCGGCAATCTCGTCGAGTTCATCTCGGTTGACCAACCGCAAAAGGTGAGGGGTAGGAAGCGCGATATCCTCTTTGTCAACGAGGCCAACGAGCTGGCACTGGAGGACTGGAGGCAACTCATGCTCCGAACCACCGGGCGGGCCATCATCGACTACAACCCCTCCGACGAGTTCCATTGGATATACGACCACGTCCTCACAAGGGACGACCACGAGTTCTTTCAAACCACCTACAAGGACAACCCATTCCTGGCAGAGTCAACCGTCCGGGAGATTGAACGACTACAAGAAGCCGACCCAGACTACTGGAGGGTGTATGGACTAGGCGAGCGTGGCGTGTCCCGCTCGACCATCCTCACGCATTGGAAGCAGGTACCCCAAGTACCGGACGGCTGGAGGCTCCTCAACCTCGGCCTTGACTTTGGATATACCAACGACCCCACGGCCATCGTCAAGGTCTATACGGACGGCCACGGCTTCTGCCTCGACGAGGTATGCTACGCCACCGGACTCACTAACGCAGCCATCGCGCAAACGCTACGCGACGCCGACATCGGGAAGGCCATGGTGGTGGCCGACTCTGCCGAGCCCAAGTCCATCGACGAAATCCACGGGCACGGCTTCAACGTACACCCCGCCAGGAAGGGCCCGGACTCCGTGCGTAACGGTATCGACTTCCTCCGGTCGCGTCCCCTGCTCATAACCGAGCGAAGCGTCAACGGGATCAAGGAGCTGAGAAACTACAAGTACAAAGAGGACAAGAACGGGCGCCAGATCAACGAGCCCGTCGATGCGTTCAACCACTTTGTAGACGCCTCCCGCTACGCTGTCACATGGAACCAAACGAACCCGAACTACGGCTCCTACGCCATCGGGTAAACTTCAGGAATACACCCCTCAACCCTTATATAGATATGGAGCTTCGCTTGCCCGCTCAATTCTCAGACCTCAAGCTACGGCACCTCCAAGCCCTAGAGACGGAGACCGACCCTATCCGGCGCCTCGACGCCGTCACGGGCCTCGGTGTCTCCAAGCTACGTGAGATGCCCCACCCCCTCATCCTAGAGGCGGACGCACACCTCGACAGCTTGCTCCGTAACGACGTGGCCAACTTCAAGCGGACGTTCGAACTGAAGGGCACCCGCTACGGATTCATCCCGAACTGGGAGGAGTTTACCGCCGGGGAGTGGATCGACATGGAGGTCTACACGCAGGACTTCTGGAAGACGGCACACAAGGCTATGAGCGTCCTCTACAGACCCATCGACCGCGAGTGGGGCGACGCCTACACCATCGAGAAGTACACGGCCAAGGAGGACGCCGACGTCTTCCTAGATATGCCTGCTCCATACGTCGCCGGGGCACTGCTTTTTTTTTGGACTACCGAGCGGAAACTGCTGAACACTACGCGCAAATCTTTAGCGGAGACGGCGATGAAGGCGATGAGTTTGCTACGAAGTGGGGGTGGTACCCGGCGCTCTACGCCCTGGCGGGGGAAGACGTACTCAAGATGGAACGCGTCACGGCGCTTCCTGCGTCGGCTGTTTTCACGCACCTCGCCTTCCTACAAGACCTCAACCACAAGCGCAAGCAACAAATGAACACCGTCGCATGATAACCTTCAACAACATCGTCTCGAAGTTCCAAGCCTTCTGCGACGACCACAAGTTCATCCGGACGTTCTCCTACGGCTCGCCTGCCGACGTAGACCTCGACAAGTTTGACCAATACCCGTTGCTTCATCTCGTGTACACAGGAGGCGACTACAACACCGAGAGGGCGAAGACGTACAACCTCGAGTGCTACATCCTCAGCGTCCCTCCCTCGGAGGCCGACAAGACGACCTACCAAAAAGAAAGCATCTCCGACGCGGAGCAGGTGGCCGAGGATATCCTAGCCGACATCCAGAACGGCGGGAACATCTTCAGCTTCGGATACCACTACGACGTCACCGGGGCGAGCGTCACACCGCTAGAGGAGGAGAAGAGCAACGCCCTCGCCGGGTGCCTGCTCGACTTGTCTATCTCGGTCCCGTACTCCTACGACTCGTGCAACGCACCGCTCGAGGGAGTGGAGCCCGAGGGTAGCACGACGCCCTCCTACAAGGCCCGTGGCCTCTTGAGGGTGCGAGAGATTGACGGCTCGCCCGACGTCCTCAGCGTGGCCACCATGAACGTGCCTAACGGCTCGCTCACCGACGACGGGGACGGGGAGATTACTCTCACCTTTGCAGGCGACTCAGACACCGCCGAGAAGGTTCACTTCCCGGTACGCAACGACGAGGGCGCGACGATCGCAGCGGGCACGCCACTCTACTCGCGTGGTGAGATTGGAGGAAGTGAGCGCATCAAAGTAGGCATTGCCGACGCTAGCGACCCCGACAAGATGCCTGCCATCGGCATCGCAGAGACGGAGCTCACCACAACTGGAAGTGGCAAGGACGGCTACGCCATCATGGTTGGGACGTACAACACCAACCTCTCAGGCTTCACGGGTCTCGAGGAGAATGACGTCCTCTACGTGGCAAACGGGGGAGGGTTGACCAAGGACAAGCCCACCGACCCCAACCTCATCCAGAACGTCGGGGTAGTGCTGAAGACCAACGGCACCATCTGCCAGGGACTCAAGGTCTCGTGCATCGGCAGGACCAACGACGTCCCAAACATGGCCAAGGGTCGCGTGTTCCTCGGTGGTGGTGCCTTGGGTCCAACGGTCGAGAGCGACTGGGGCTTCTCCAGCACCGCACCCGCTGACAACGACACGTGGGTCTACAACGACACGAGCGACTTGTGGGAGCCCGGCCACCCCATTAGCGACGGGCAGGTCTCGACGTTCCAAACGCTGTCAACGTTCTCGACTACATACACAAGCGCAGGAGCAAAGACCCTTTCGTTCGGTAGCATCCTCGGAGGCACCACGACCTTTTCGCAGTCTCTCCGCGCGGGATTCTCGGCGGGGTGGGATACCGGAGTACGCGAAATCAAAGCCCTCCCCGTAGCGATTACAAGCACGGTGCAGGTGTCTGTATCCATCGAAATCACAGCCCCGACGGGGTGTCTGGCTTCACTTGGAATGCAGAACACCGACGGCTTCTTCACGGCGCCTACCTATACCGGGTCGACCATTATTGGCGACGGCACGACGCAGACGTACACCATAACGAGCACGGCGGGCCAGGTGAACTTCTGGCAACAAGACAACACCGCCCAAGTGCTTCTCAATATTCTCGCCCTACCCTCCGGCACCGTCACCGTGGAGCCACAGTCCTTTACTCTGACCATCACTCACGCATAAACCTATACGCATGGATTTCATCGTAGCCAACTGGCCCGAGCTTCTGCTCGCCATCATCACCCTCCTGGGCACCATCTCTGCCTTGACCGAATCCGAAGACGACGACCGCTGGGTCGACCTCTTGGACCGGATCGTACAGGCTGTCATCCTCGGACGAAGCAAAGGCCCCAAGAAGTAAATGGAGCTCAAGGACTTCGAGAAGGTACTAGACCGCTTCGCCGACGACGTCAACAACGCCGCGAAGAGGCAACTAGGCTCGCGCAAGATTGGCAAGAACCGCTCCTACGGCGTGGCCTCGCGTAGCCTTCAGAAGTCCTTGTCCTACTCCATCTCTGACGGCAAGGTCCGCTTCGGCAGTCCCAACCGCTCCGCACCCTTCATTCACTGGGGCGTGAACGGGACACGCAAGAACCGGAACGCGCCATTTTCCTATGGATCAAAGATGCCACCGCCATCTGCGTTCTACGACCCACGCAACCCCAAGAAGGGGTGGATGGCTGTGAAGCCTGTTCGCCTGCGCGACCCCAAGAGTGGGCAGTTTATCAAGCAGACCGAGTCGCGCCTCAAGAGCGCTGCATTCCTCATCGCCCGCTCCATTCAAAGGAAGGGCATCGCGGGCCTCCGCTACTACGTGGTGGCCCTCGAGAGGACCGTCCCCAAGTACGTCGAGGAGATGGGCTCCGCCGTGGTTCAAGACATCCTCAAGGCCCTCACCTTCGAAGCCGGAAACATCAAAATCAAATTCAAGTGAGCACGTTCGAACACACCCCCACCGACACCAACGACGGGCCCAAGTTTGCAGGGCAGCACCTAGTCTTCACGGCCTACGACTCCGTGACTACCCCGGACCGCTTTGTCATCGAGGTCTACGAGAACACCACTATCGGAACGACAGGCACCAAGATTGGGGAGTTCTACCTAACACCCAACACCAACGACCGGGTGCAGTTCGACCTCGGCAACGTCATCGAAGGGAGGCTGTCTGCTCCTGTCAACGCGACCGGAGGAGGGGTTATCCATGGCCACGACTTTACGAGCGCCACCAACGCCCTCACAACAACCGACCGCGCCGTCCGCGAGTACGAGCTCAAGTTGTACAACTACACGTCCGGAACGAAGAGCGCCGTACAGGATACCGAGACCATCGGGGTCATGCCTGGCGTCTGCCAAATCTCAGACGGCTACCTCTCGTTTAAGGAGTCACCCTACCTCATGGCAAGCTCGACGTCGAAGGCGTTCTTGACGGACCGCGTAGGGGACGGTGCAGACATCGAGATGTACATGGCCGACGAGGACGAGGGGATTGTAGCCATCGTTCAGCCTGACGAGTTCCTAGCCACCGACACCGACGTCGACGAGTTCTACTACTCCGTCAGTCAAACGGGAGGCGCCACCGCCGACCAGCTCAACTTCGCAGCGGGTAGCCTCACGGCCAACGACAACTACAAGGTGGCGTGCATCGGCCCGGCTCAAGTGGCCCAACTGTTCGGGTCAAGTTGGAATGGCAACTGGACGAAGATTGACATCGAGATGCGCACCACGACGAACACGATCCGTAGCAAGCACCTCACCATCTACCGCGACTGCCGACCTATTAAGCACGACCCCGTACAACTGACGTGGGCGAACACGGTGGGCGGTTGGGATTATCTACGCTTCGACGGTCGCGCACTAAAAACCGTGAACACCGAGGACAAGAGATACCGCAAGACGGTGGGAAGCTATGGCGAGGCCGACTTCACGTTCAATGCCTACGACCGCCAGGACACACCCTACCACGTTACGGCACGCGAGAAGTACGCGTTACGAAACCAGTTCTTCACCGCATCAGAGCGCGACCTCTTGCAATATTGCCTCCGCTCCAAGAACGTCATGTTCAGGGTAGGCACGGGCGACTGGTTGCCTTGCACCGTAGAAACCAAGAGCTATACCGTACAGCCCGCTGCCTCGAAGCTGTTTGACGTGTCCTTGAATATCGAACTCGCACAAAATATCCGATGCTAAGACTCACGCTAGAAGGCCACGAGATAGACCTGTACGAGGACGTGAGCGTCAACCTTACGCTCCAGTTCACGGACGTGCAGAATATCAATAGCCCGGCGGGTAGCTTCTCGCAGACGTTCCGCGTCCCGGCTACGCCTAACAACCTCGACTACTTCGGGCCCATCAACGACACCACGGCAGTCGGTGTGTCCAACGTAAAGCAACGGATCTCCGCGCAACTGCTCCGCGACTCTATCCCGCTCATCTCGGGGTTCTGCCAAATCAAGGCCGTCTACCTCCAAAAGGAGAAGTACGCCGACATCGAGCTTGTCTTCTTTGGTGGTGCCGTAGACCTCAAGAGCGCGGTGGGTGACGGGATGCTTTCAGACCTCGACCTGTCCTCGCTTGACCACGAACTCAACCGCACCACCCTAGAGAACTCATGGACGGCCTCGACGGGCATCGCTCCCCACATACGCTACGGTCTCGTGGACCGTGGCTTCAACTGGAGCCAAGAGGGCAACGACGAAGGCAACCCGCCATGGCGTAGCACGGAGGGAATCTACCAAAACCAGTTCACGCCGTTCGTCTCTTTGTACTCGCTTCTCGACGCTATCATGGACGAGGCGGGCTTTACGTGGGAGAGTGACTTCTTTGTGGACCCTGTCAGCGCGAGCCCTACGCAGGACATGTACATGCCTTGCGTCAACGGCAAGATCTACCCGGAGCCGGAAGAGAAGCCTGCCACCAACTGCGTCGCCATTAACAGCGTGCAAATATTTGAGAACAGCGGAGGCACGCAGTCGGGAACCCTAGAGCTTGACGACACCATCCTTGACGCGTGGGACGCCGGAGGCAACTTTAACGCCACTACACACCAGTACACCGCACCCGTTTCGGCTCGGTATTCAATCCGCTTGAAAACAACTGTGGGCGGGTACAATCCGTTGTATACGACAAGCATTAAGATATACCTCCAAAAAAACGGGGTAGACTACGACCAGCCTGTTGATTTGTTTTTGACTGCGTCAGCGGCCGTTTACGCCCGGACGTCAACGACGGTTTATTCTGGATATGGACACACAAACACAGGAACCCAAAGGAATGGCATAGACCTACAAGTAGGGGATACCCTTTCCGTTCGTTATGAGGTAGTAAATTCGGGGAATATTTTTGGAGGCACGACCCTAAGCTTGACGCAGAACACGACAGTGTTCTTCGTTGACGACACGAGCCCACCCAACTCAGAATTTGATGTAGACGTCGCAGCCTCCCTGCCGGAGGTCAAGCAGATAGACTTCCTCGTTGGATTGCAGAAGATGTTCAATCTTGTCTTCGTGCCGGACAAGAATAAGCCCAACCACCTCATCATCGAGCCCTTCCAAGACTACGTGGCGACGGGTACGCAGTACGACTGGACAAGCAAGGTGGACTACTCCAAGGACGTCACCATCAAACCCACGACTGACCTCCAAAAAAAGGAGACGCTGTGGACGTACAAGAAGAGTGGAGACTTTATCTCCGACGCCGTACAGAAGTCCCTCGACAGGGTGTACGGCGAGTACAAAATAACCGAGCCGAGCAACGACTTCGCGAAGGGCAACCAAAAGATAGAGACTCCCTTCGGTCAGTACATGATGAGTGTGATCCCTGGCATGGATATCCCCATCCACCGGAGCGTACAAGCCGACGGCCAACCCGTAAAGAAACCCCTTCCCATGGTGTCATATTGGACGGGATTGTCGGATGCCTATGGAGATTGGTATCTCGAGGACGACGTCAGCTCGCCGGGTACCGTGACGAAAACCGAGCTACCTATCTTCTCCAACTACTCGGACCGCGTGGCGCGGGTGTCGTCGTTCGACTTGAACTATGGCACGGAGGCTCCCTTCATCCCCATCGAGGTCAATTCGGCCAACACGCTGTACTTCGAATATTGGGCTCAGTACGCCACCGAGCTATACGCCAACGAGGCTCGCATCATGACCTGCCACATGAGGCTCGACAACGTCGACCTCGCAGGCTTTGAGTTCTCGGATAATATCTTTATCAAGGACGCGTACTGGCGGGTCCTAAAGATGGAGTACGACGCCAACGTCGAGGGGTTGTGCAAAGTCGAGCTCATCAAGATTTTGTCCGACGTAGCCATCTGCGAAGACATCCCGACCGGATTCGACCGAGAATATCAGTACGTCCTCTTTAACAACTCATCAATCTCTGCGCCTGACTTCGGTTCGCAGACGTGTTGCGAGAGGTATGGATACGACTGGGTCAAAGTTCCAACTGGTCCCACAAGGCCGGGGGCGACCTCTCCCATGAACCTTTGCAAAGCCCGCCTCATAACCACTCCTCCTACACAATGAAGCACCCCGAACACATCATGAAGGCCATCGACCTTCTCCAGCACCACAAGGTGAAGAGGCGCCTACCCCGGTGGCTCATCCCTCTCGACTACTTCCTGGCGACGTGTATCTACGTCGGCTTCTGGGGTGGCATCGCGTTCCTCATCTCTAAGCTCATCTCATGGCTGTAACGAATCAAGAAGTCATCCTGACATTCAACGCCGACACGGGAGGCGTAGAGACGGCCACAGCCAAAATCGGCAAGAACCTTGAGGAAGCCAACAAGGCCACCGAGGGACTCAACGACGAACTGGAGGACGTAGCCAAGAGTGCGGACAAAGCATCCGACGCGACGTCGGATTTAGCCAAAGAGGCTAAGGCTTCGGGCGAGGCTTTGGAGGCTTCGGCAGATGCAGGCGTCACAGGCTTCCAAGCCGTGGGTGCGGCGCTTGCTGCGACGGGTCTCTTTGGGCTACTCACCAAAGTCCTTGAACCTATCCTCGCTGCGTTCCTCGAGAACAAGACCGTGGCGGGTGCGCTGTCCGCTGTCATGGCCGGACTCGGTGCGGTTATTAACAACGTGGTGAAGGTAGGCGAGAAGCTCGTGGGCGTTTTGGTCGACGCCTTCCTCAACCCCCAAGAGGCGTTGGCAAGCATCACCGAGAAAGTCACCGAACTCAAGGACCGCTTCGTCGATGCGTTCAGTAGCCCGGGCGATATGCTCGACTCCCTCAAGGAGAAGGTCATCGGCTTTGCCGACACCATCAAGAGCTACGTCACCGACAAGGTCACGGCGCTCATCGAAGGGTTTGGACTCTTGGGCAAAGCCATTGGTGCTGTCTTCTCTGGCGACTTCGAAGAGGCTGCGAGCCTCGCGGCAGACGGCCTCACCAAAATCTACATCGAGGCCAACCCCGTCGTCGATGCAACCAAGGCCGTAGGTAGCGCCATGCTCGATACTGCAAAGGCTGTAGGTGAGTTCGCCAAGGAGGCGTTCAGCGGGTCTGCCGAAGCGTTCGCCTTAGACCAAGCCCTCGGCTCCCTGTCAGACCGGGAGCGGGAACTGGCCGTCGTCACAGCACAAAGCCGTGCGGAGGTAGAAGAACTCAAAAGGCAACGCGACGACGAGCGCCTCTCAATCGAGGAGCGCATCAAGTTCGCCGAGATGGCTGCGGAGATAGACCAGCGCATCGCGGACGAGAACGTCGCTATCCAACTAGAGAAGGCCCGACTGCTTCGCCAGGAGATTGAACTGCAAGGCGAGACTGAGGAGAGACTGCAAGCCGTCGCCGACGCAGAGATAGCGGTGGCCGACGCACGGGGCGCGAGTGCGGGCGTGCAGACCGAACTCATGACCAACATTTTCGGCTTGAATCAACAATTGATTGACCAAGCCAACGAGCAACTCGAACTACTCAAGGAGACACGCGACGGACTGCGTGAAGCTAGGGCGGAGATTGAGGAGATACCACAAGAGGAGGACGCCGTAGCTAGAACGCTCATGGTCCAGCAAATGCAGACGCAGGCGGTCGAGACCGAGAGCCAAAAGCGTCGACGCATCCGGCAGGACGAGTTCGAACTGCTCAAGGAGTTCGTCCT